GAAACTCACCGAATCTAAAATGATTGGAACGTCTCTCTTTTCACCAATAGAATCTACTAAATCTAGGGTAAGATTAAAATGTGGTTGAAAATATGGTAAAATCTGCTCTATGATTTGTAGAGAATCGTCATTTAATTTGGAAAGAATATTTAATTCAAATCCAATATTATATGGAACTGGCATAAAGACTTTCTTTACTTTACTGCCGTCATCACAAGTTTTAAATGTTTGTATTAAACTCGTCTTTCTTGTTGAGTCATACTGAATAGATGTCATCTCAAATGACATTCTTGGCATAGTAATCTGAATCGGTTTATTTAACTCAGATTGTTGTGTAATTTTTGCTAGAAATTTTTGAACAGGACCGTATGCCAGTGGTACTTTCATATCACTAACACTATTCCCATCACCATCTGCATGGCGAATATGTATATCATTAAATAATGTTCCAAACGATATGATCGTTTTTCTAATTATTTCGTGATAATAATATTTTCCTAACATTAATAAGTACCAAATGGATTTGATTCAGTGAAATCTAGGAGATCATCTCCCAGTTTTTCAAATTCATCGTTTTCAGTGTATTTATCATAAATATCATCCTGCGTATAAGTTAAGACAGGATAAGACGCTCCAGAAGTCTTACCAATGACACTCTCGCCTGGATAGAATCCAATTTGAGTGTCTGCTATACCAACATTAGAAATCTTAAGGACCTTAGTATCTTCATCCCATTCTTTGACTCTTGCTTCCAGCATTGATCTGGATCCGATAACAACTTCGTTAAACAGGTAAGTTCCAACTCCAGATAGTGTTTCTGGATCTGCAATGGTAACGGTTGGGTCAGAACTATATCCTCTACCTGGATCTTTGATGTAGATTGCCTTGACAATCTTATCAGATCCGTCGTAACCAATAGATGCGATACCAACAGCAGTTTTTGCAATACCACTGCTTGGTGGACCAGAAATAGTTACAATAGGTGTTGTACTGTAACCAACACCACCATCAGTAATTGTAATTCTAATTACACCCTGACCAGAAGTAACAATAGAAGCAGTTGCTGCTGCCCCAACGCCACCTCCACCAGTAATTGTGATTGTCGGTGCAACAGTATATCCAGCACCTGCATTTGTCAGAAGAATCTTATCAATAGAAGTTACTCCACCTCTCGTTGTTAAGAATCCAACTGCAGTTGCATTATCTCCAACTTGACCTGTCGGAGAAGAAGTAATTCCAATTGTTGGAACTGAAGTAAATCCACTACCATCATTGTTTAAATAAATTTCGGAAACATAACCACTTGGAACTGTTCCTGCAATAACTGCCGATGCTGTTGCAGTTCTACCAACTCCAATCAGTTGAAGTGTAGTAATATATCCTTCATCTTGAACTTGAGTATCAATTTCCTCAATTGTAGTATCAAGAACCTCATCTTCATATTCAAAGAGTTCACACTTGAGTTGATAGACGTAGTTCTTTCCTAATTGATAGAAAGGATCTTCGTGCTCAACAAACTTAACTTCAAAAAGTCTTTGTCCTAATGGAAAATAGACAAGATCCCCTTCTCTTGGACGAGTTGGAGTTGGAAGAATGGAATCGTCAGTTCCATCATCCTGACCTGCCATAAATGGTGCAATGAAATCTTCAAATCTCTCTTTAGAGATCGTTAAGACCAATTCATCTCTTACACTTACACCAAACTTTGTCAGGATATCTCCTGCACCACCATATCCTTCAAAAGTATTTACATATGCTTCAATAGAAAAGTTATCATCAAACTTTGAAGTCTGAACTTCTTCGATAATAGTCTTTGTATTTACATATTTTCTTGGAATATAAGTTACTTCAACACCGTGAAACGACAGGTGCTCGTTTATTAGATCTTGGACTAATCTTTGTTCAGATGCAGTCCCTTGTAAGAAAAACGGATTAAGTGCCATTATCCAATAAAGTCGAGGGGAGGAAGTTCATATTCCATTGACATACGAGATTTGATGTCATTCAATTCTTGCTCTGCTTGTTGGTAGATTTCGCCACCATTAAGTTCAATACCACCAGGAAGTTTTACTCCTCTGAATTTACTTAAGTTTTGACCCCACTGACGCTTGATTAATGCAGTTAAATATCTCTTGACAAAACTGTCATTATAGATTTGAGAGAAAGATGCCGGATCAAGTGCTCTATAACATTCGAGAACGATAAAATCTCCTACCGTTTGTGCTCCCCAATCAATATCCAAATATAGTCTATCTTGTCTTTTGTTGAATCTTACTTGCTTTTCGGGAGTTAAAAGAAAATCAATATCTTCAAGATAAGACTTTACCATTGCATATTGCAACAACTCAACCGAATTGAAATAGTATAGATCATTCAAAAACAGTTGATATTTGATACTAAACATTCCACCAGAAATGGAACTAGTATCAAATTTAAAAATTCTTTCGACTCCAATTACAGAGTCTGGAACTTGAATAAAGTTTGAGTTTTCGTAAAAATTAAATGTTGTAGCAGCAATACCTGTAGAAGTTGCAGACGTGGTTACGATTCCAACGCCACCAATACTGTCTACAGAATCTGATCCTGCACTTACTGCACCAATACCTCTATCAATATCACCTTGAGTAATTTTGTACTTAAGATACATTTTTTCAACACCATCATAATGACGCTCGTTGAAATACTGAATGGTATCATCAACCAGATCATCGATTTGATCATCGTCTACGTTAATCTCCAATACTGGAGCACCAAGTTGACGTAAGCAGTAGTCAATTAAACCTTGTCTAGTTGATGGTTTTGCCATATTACTTTGTCTCTAATTGTGCCTTAAGATTGGCGTTTTCTTCAAGCAGTGCCTCTATTTTCTCTTTAAAATCTTGAGACAAAGTGCTCAACTTTGCCTCAAGTAGAACGTTTTGATTTGTTAATGTTGCTAATTTAGAATTGTAAAGTTTAATGAGGACATTTACATCCACTTCATTTTGTTGTTCCATTTATCAGAAAGTTCCCCCATCAAGAGTTGAAGTCCAATGTGGTTTATTAGTATATATGTCAGTGATTGTATTGGGAGAAGACGCCAGATTTGTGATAAATCCGTTCTGACCTTCTCTTCTTAAGTTATTTCCTGTAGTAAACGTACCTTCAATTCCAATCAAACTAACTTGAGTTGATCCAGATACACCCTGCTCAACTACACCATAAGCACCAGAAGTATCTTGCCTGATAATATCACCAGCAGAGGCAGTGATTGCTACACTCAAATCAAAGGTCTTTTTAGTTACAGCAGTCAGAACTTGCTTGGAAGCACTGATTGGTGCGGCAACAGCATTTGTTGACCTTTGAAGACCAGTGCTGTCAAAGTATACAACACCACCAGTTGCATAATCACCAGACTGATAGTAAATACCTTTGATATCGAGGAAACCTTTAGTTCCTGCTACAACACTATTCGCAATAGTAGCATCGGGAACATATACCCATCTTCTGCTATCGTCAGCGTGAGTTCCGTGGTTGTCTACTCCAGCAGTACTTGTGGCAATGGAGTCATCCTCCATACCAAAGAATCCAGTTTCATTATCAGCAACACCACTTCCACTGTTGTATGCGAAAGAAATACCTCTATCAGTATTGCTATCGTAACCGTGGGTGATTGTTACTTGTTCTGTAGTAGAAATACCAGCAGTGGTATTAGCACTAATGGTAATTACCTTTGTTCCAGTGTTGTAACTTGAAACGGTTGTATTATTTGGAATACTTCCGTGAGCAACAACGTCGCCAGTATTAATTCCAACAACAGAATCGAGTGTAATTGTATTAGCACCACTTGTAACGGTTGCCATAACCGTTCTGGTACTGGTTACATCACCAATGTGGAAAATTGGATCGTTTAAAGTCTTCGCTGTTGAATTGATAGTAGTAGTTGTACCATCAACTTGCAGACTACCCTTGATAATAACAGTACCTTCATTGCTCAATCCATCGGGATATGGATCAATGTAGATAGTATCATTACTACCTGGGATACTAGAGATAATATTATCTTCGATTCTGATTAAATCGAATGTTGAATTACCAGAAACACTAATATTTCCACCAACATTCAGATTTTTTTCAATGCCAACGCCACCTTCAACGATAAGAGCACCGTCATCAATAGTGTTGGATT